TTCATTTTCACTTGCAACTACAAAAATAAAATCATTGAACCCTTGCATTCGAGATGTGCTGTGGTTGAGTTTGGTATTAAGGGCAAACATAAACAAGAAATTGCAGTAGCATTTTTCAATAGACTGGTATCAATATTAGAAGAAGAGAAGATTGAAACTGATAAGAAAGTCCTAGCAGAACTTATTAATAAACATTTCCCTGATTGGAGAAGAGTTCTTAATGAGTGTCAAAGATATTCTGTTAGTGGTAAAATAGATACTGGAATACTTGCACATTTTTCTGATGTAAAGGTAAATGATCTCATTAAAAATCTCAAAGAAAAGAACTTTCCAGAAGTACGTAAATGGTGTGTCAATAACTTGGATAATGATTCTTCTGTACTTCTTCGTCGCATTTATGATAGTCTTTATGATTCCTTGGTTCCTAGCACCATTCCTTCTGCTGTTCTTATTATTGCTAAGTACCAATATCAAATTGCCTTCGTTGCCGACCAAGAGATAAACTTACTTGCATGTTTGACTGAAATTATGGTAGAATGTGAATTCAAGTGAAAAGGAAAAAGTATGCTCCATTTAAATTAGATTGTTTTGGATTATTAGGAATAATCTTATTACTTGGTGGAACTAGTTCAATCTTTTTTGTTTATTATACTGTTAAGGAGATTTTAAAATGATCACAAAAGAAAAAGTGAGGAATCAAGTTAAATCTAGATTCTATTATCTATTCTGGGGTATTGCTACATTTTCTGTAGTTGCTGGTCAAGTATATGTTGGTGCAGGATACAGAGCATATGCAGGAGCATTACTTAGAATATTTGATGCTATTGAAGTAGAAGTTGCATCACCATACAACAAAGAGAGGTTTTATTGATGTTTGCTAATTTAATTCCACACGGCAATTTGCAAGGTGGTGCTGCTTTCGCAGTTTTCATGGGAGTATTGATGTTGGTTCTTGTGGTCTATGGAATTTACTTGACTTTCGGACCAGGTAAAGTAGAATTAAGAGATACTATTGATGAACATGCTAAGATGCATGAACTAGGCATAGCACATGGTCATGGTGGCAGTAAGGATGCATATGAGATGTCTGGTAAACTAACTCATTCACATGATGATGAAAGCTCTGAAGACTCCGCTTAGATATCCTGGCGGCAAATCAAAAGCAATCAAAACTTTGACACCTTGGTTTCCTCAAACCATATCAGAATATAGAGAACCATTTATTGGTGGTGGATCTATTGCTATTCAAATTACAAAATTGTATCCAGACATTCCAGTTTGGATTAATGAT